AAAAGCCTGTTTGACTGTTATATGAGCTTGATGATCTTGACCGGGGAAAGCTTTAATAGGCATTCCCTGTGACGCTGCATTAATATCAGAGATAGGATCACGAGGTTCAGCCTTCTGTTCAGGTATAAGGAATTGATCTGGATTTTCAATTCCCGCTGCATCCAACATGACTCTGTTAATCTCTCTAAGATTATACATTCCCTGTGGAGCTTGCTGCGCCATCTGCATAACAGTTTGAGCTATGGCTAACCTATGAGAGGAAGAAGGAACATTAGGATCAGATACAGGAATGATATCAATTCGACCATCAAAATCACTTTTAAAGATTTGACCTTCTACATTAGCAATATCATAAGGATATTCATCAGGAAGAAACTCATGATTGATTCGTGCTAGTATTCTTAGTTCTTGACGTTGGCTATAATGTAGCCGTTTATGAATAGCACTAAAGAATTTAGTTGAAGCCTCTAGTAAAGCCAGAGTTGTTCCTACAGGACCATAGTTAGTTGAATCGGATATAACCTGTTCCGTAGCATCAGCAAACTTCTGTCCCGCTGCCGTTACAAACTGCAACATGGACATCAGAGTTTGAGAAGGCTCTTTATAAGGTAAAGGAATAATAGATTTGGTTAGATCAATACCTGTAGCTTCTACTTCTTTAAACTCACCTGGAGCTATAGCATCGTTACTTCCTACAATACGTACACCTCTAGCTTTAAATCCACCTGGAAGAGTAGCAAATTGTCCTGCATCTACTAGGTTACGTACAGCGGAAGTAGCTGTAGCTGTTAGATTACCAAGGAAATGAATAAACCCTAGACCATAGAAACCAAACCCAGGAACAAAACGATAATGCGTAAACCAAAGAAGCTTCTCTTTACGAGGATCATCTTCACTCCAGTTTCTACGTATACAAAGAACCTTACGGCTATGCTCATCAACTGAAACAATATAAGGTAGAGCTACCGTCATTGCATTATCATCATCATCTACTTCTTCTTCAATCTCCAGATAACAATGCTGTTCAAGAATAGTGTATTGTGGTTCCTCATCATAGTTAGGTGTGATACCAAGGATCATATCCATCTTGGATTTAATAGGAGTAGGTTCTACAGGCGTAGCTTTGGGTAGTCCTTCATCATCATAATGATCAATACAATACATACCCGCTTCAATATCACGTTTAAGATCATTGGGAGAACGGTAGACTACATGAGTATATCTCTCTGCATTCTGTAGATCAGAAGCAAAGTTAGAAACATAGAACTGATCAATAGGAACAAACTCACTCATAGGACGTTCAAAGGACATATCCCAATAAGTTTTCTTAAAGGCTGAACCAAAGACAGGAAGATTAAATAACATACGTTCCAGTTCGCTGAAGTATTCAGGCATCTGGTCTGTTAACTGATAGTTCATGAAGTTCATAACACGATTAGCTTGGCGATCCTTCTCAATAGTGGGATTACCAAGTATCTGTGTCTTTACCGGACCTTTAGAAGGGAAAAGTTCTTGAGTAGCTTTGGATTGGAATTTAACGGCTGATTCAATAAGAAGAGGATGGACGGCAGTACAAGCACCTTCAAATGGTTCGCTGGTTTCCCTAAGTTTAAGACCTAGAAGATCAAAACCTTTTTCAAAGGTAGCTTCCCATTCTCCACGGCTTTCTTTATCCGCTTCAAATCCATCAATAACTTTAGTAGCAATCTCATCTAGATCACCTTGATCAAGTTGACCAACTATATTTTCATTATGATCATAGGTTATTTCTTCTACAACTTCTAAGAAACCTTGAAGTCCTGTATCTTCATCCATAGGAAGAACAATTTCAATCTCTTCTTCATCTACAACCATACCGCTTCCCCCTTGATTAGCATAGGGGTTGCGTTCTACATTACTGGAAGTTCTATCAGCCATTAAACTCTACTTTTTTTGTTGTTTATTCATACTATCATGAACGTCAGCTAGAATTTCTTCTACTGGCGGTTCGCAATCACAAGTCTCAGGATCACAGATACAACCTACTTTACCACACTTAGGACATTTCCCTAAGTTTTCTCTGTCTTTAAATTCATCATCTTCTAAAGGAGTTAGATAAACACTCATTATGTCTTTCTCATCTTTTTAAAAGTTTTAGCAAGATTAGCCTGTTTACGTGTTCTAGGGTTAGGACTTTTAGCAGCTTTATTAAGTTGAGACGCACTAATCTTCTGTCCCTTCTTTACACCAAGCTTCTTACGTAAAGCTCCAGGCCGTTTAACAGCCCCTTGAATCCAGTTCTTTCCTTTAGATTTCTTTTTCTTAGACGTAGAACCACCTTTTTTATATGATACATTTTGTCCTGTCTTATTTGCAAACGCTTCAGCTTTAAGTTTCCCTGCTGGTGTATAAGCGAAATGTGTATCTCCTACTCTAGGCATTATTAACTCCTTGTTACCGCACCGCCGCCTCTAAGGGCTTTTCCCATACCACGCTGTTTACCTTTTTTCGTAGAACCGCCATGAGAATAATTAGCAAAATCATCAAACATTTTTATATCCTTTTTAGGATCTAATGAAGGGCGTTCGTCATAAGACTTTGCTTTCCATCCTCTAGTTTTAGCAGTATTTCTTACATCTTCTGGAGAAGAACCAGATTCAGGTTTTACTTTAAAACGTCCCGTTTTACCTTCCTTTTGCTTAATATCCTTATAGCCTTTAGGTTTCTTGACCTCTTTACCTAATTGACTAGGAACAATAGACTCCTTCTTTTGACTAATAGTAGGTTTTTTTATTTCTTTTGCACCTTTTTTTACCCAATTACCAAGTTCTTTTTTAGCTATTCTCATGATAGCAGGACCAAACCTAACTAAAGCTATCCCTGCCCCTATAAGTGGTGCGGCCATTATAATTTCTCCTTTGTCATTTTCTTTAAATCCTCCAATAGCCAAGTCGTTTGGGTTTATAATAATTATCTTCTACTTCATGTATCTGGAAGGCATCCAGTGGATGATCAACTTTCCATGAATCTTTCATATAAAGAATTGCCATTACCATTGCATCCACTTGATCATCGTAGGTAGCATAGGGAAAGGCAGCAGCTTCATTAATTAAATCCTGTGCAAATGGTTTATTAGGTAGCCAAACTCGTCCAGCTTCAAGTATTGGTGTGGAGGCATTAGCTCTAGTAACCTTATCTCTATCAGGGTTATACTCAAGAATAGGCAAGCCAGCCCTTCTTAAATCTTGAATAAGGGATTGACCTGACGCTTTCTTTTCAATTATTATAACATCTGGTTCATAACTATCATACATCTCTTGTGCAGTACTACGCAACTCTGGATACTCTAATCTTTCTCTCATGTTACTTAACAGAATAATATTAGCTACCATGGCTTCTGTTCCATAGCTATCGGTCATAACTCTGTTGAATATACCCCAAGTTTGAATAACAGAATAATCAGCACTGGTTTTAGCAGAGAAGGCTGTATCACAAGTTTGGATAATGAAGTCACAGTCAGGAGGATCTTCACTATATTCCCAAATCTTAAACCAATCCTTCTTCAATATTCCACCTTCTTCAGGTGTTGGATCTTGCATATAAAGAGATTGCCAGTATTTACTACCGTTCTGTGATCGTATCTCTATCTCATCCTTCTTTAATAACTCATTGGGTTTCCATTCAGGAAAATAAGAAGATCCTACAGGAAGAGAAAGAATTTCAGCGGAATCATCATCCAACCAAGCTGGTATCTTTATAACTTCCCATTCATCAATCTCTATATTATCTTCATCCTTATCTTTAAAGATTGTTTCCTTTTGTCTTTCCCTTTGTGTTTCCAGAAGCCAGCCACAGATATCATCTTCATGGTATCGCGTGTTAATGATTACCACACTACCATTCGGCATTAAACGTGTACGTAGACCAGCAGGATACCATTCCTTAATATACCTACGGCCAGCTTCTGAAAATGCATCTTCTTCTGACATGACATCATCAAGAAGAGCTATATGACATCCTCGACCAGCGATCTGTGATCTAACACCAGCAGCTATATACACACCATTCTGATTAGTCTGCCATTTACCAGCAGCCCTGACATCAGAACGTAGAGTAGTTTTAGGGAAGATTTGTTTATATAGGTCTGTATTAACGATATCTCTTACAGCCCTGCCAAAGTCAGAAGCCAGTTGGTCAGAGTGGGATACGGAAAGGATTTCATGGTTAGCATGATTTCCCATGTACCAAGCAGGGAAAAGTTTAGAACAGATAACAGACTTAGAACTACGAGGCGGTAGGAAAACCATCAGACGTTTTAGTTTATTTTCCTGTACCTGTTGGAGTTTGTTAGCCAGGAGTTCTATATGATTACCCATCTTAAAGTCAGCAATAAGATGAGGAA